TCCTCGTTCCCAATAAATGATTGGTGAAGTTGGTGGGGTTTAGGTTCGCCGCACAAATAAAGGTCAGGTTCGGAGAACTTATGGCCCTGAACTTGACCAAACCATTCCACTCAGACTCTACAATGAACTGCATCTCTAACCACTTGTTGTTTTTAATATCGAACAGTCGATAGGAAACGCAGCGTTCTAACGATATTTCAATATCTCTCATAGATAACGGGGTTGGCGTTTGATCGCACATGCCTCCTCAATCTCATTCCAGACCTCTTCCACTAGGTCGCGCAAGTCCAGTTCAAGGTGCTTCTCCTCGATGTAATGAATGAGTTCCTCTTCAGTGCCGGCGAAGCCAAATCCCTTCGCAGAGACCACCCCCTTCTCCACGCCCCAATGTTTCTCCTCAATTAGGAAGCTCACGCAAGACCCAATATCATCCAATCCATAACTATCATAGATTGGGACGAGGATTTCGGGATCCTTGCCAGTGATTCGATTGCGCTTAATTTTAATCCGAGCGACAATACCAACTTGCCGATCCTTCCCTTTGACCCGCCTCCGAATCTTCTCCTTGATCGAACTCCAGATCTCCACGGCGGCGTAGAACTTGAGGGCCCGACCACCACTGCGGGTCTTGGTCTCCATCCCAAAGCCAAGGTTGTCACGCGTCTGCCCAATAACGATCAGGATGGAGCCAGTCTCACGCAAGCCGATCAGCACCCTCCGGATATTCTCGGAATGAACTTTGGCCTTACCATCCCCATAACTGCCAATCTGCTCCCGTCCCTTTTCAAATGACTCCTTCTGCTCGGAAAACTTCTCATTAGCAGCATGACTGGTCAGAGAGTCCTGCGAATCAAGGACGTAGATGAAAGGCTTGCCAGTACGACGCGCCTTGGCCAAGCAATCATCGAGATGGTAATAGAAGCTCTCGACTGTCGTGGAGTAAATTGGATTGCCCTTCCCATCCTTCGCCGGCGGTCGAAGGCGGGCAGCCAGGGCCTTGCCAAAGAAGTATTCAATGCTCATCAACGCACCATCTTCCACGTTGTCATAAACGAAGACATAGTTCTTGAAGTCAGGGTTTTGTGACGCCTCAGCCATGCAGGTAAGACAAATCCACGTCTTTCCACTGTCACTATCCCCAACGAAGAAGATGTACTTGCCCTTGGGAAAACCACCACACGCCCGGCCAGTGCAAGCCAAATTGAGCAGCGCGGAGCCGGTGCTGAGCAGATCAGATGACTTAAAGGTTAAGGGCGCCGTGCGTGCCCTTAGCTGCTCCTTGATGCTCTCTGTATCGTTAGCCATAAAAGGAAGGGCTGCTCAGACCCGATGGAGTGAGCAGCCCAGCATCTGGTACAAGTCCAGTTACCAGTCCTCACCATCGGATGCCGGCGTGTGGCGGCCGGATCCAGGAGAAGGTCGTCGGTCAGATCCGGGGGCGTCTTCCCCACGGCCACCGCGCGGACGCGCCTCACCCGGAGCATCATCGTTAAAGAAATCCTCCTCCGACTTACCACCGGTCGGACGTTCCTCATCAGTACCCCGTCCCCGACCGGCAGGTGGTTCATCCGTCCCTCGACCTCGACCGGCTGCTGGACGCCGTTCCTGATCGGCATCACGACCCAGGTCGGTTGGACGCTCATCATCGGTGCCTCGCCCACGACCTGCTGGGTGTTGATCCCCATCTGGGCCCCGGCCACGCGCTGGCTGACGTTGATCTTGGTCTCCACTCCCAGATCGCTCTCCTCCCTCCAACGCCGCTTCAATCTCGGCGGTCGGTAAGAGTTTGATCAATTCATCGAGGCAAACACACTGCTCCAACATGCTGGTGCCGTAGGGTTCACGAGTCTTGAAATCGATGGTCTCAGCCTTGTACCAGACACGCTTGTTGGCCGACTCCTCGACGAATCCAATCTTGAGGGTGAAGCCCTTCTTCAGATGGTAAAACAAGTGGAAAGCATCCTGCTCATCCTGGTCGCGAATTCGAGCGTCCAGCAAACGACCAAACAGATGATAGGACATGTCCCAAAGCTGGATGCCAGCGTCGGGATTTTCAACATCGATGATCTGGAAGATTTGGCGCTCGCGTGGGTAGAGACTCTTGATCAGCTTGTCATCAGCCTGCGGATCCATCTTCAGCGTGCGCTGCATTTCGCAGATCGGGCAAGGGTGCCTATTCCCCTCCAGATCGGCGGTCTCCCTTGGGCAGACAATGCCAATCTGATCGGGGCCTACCCGACCATGAATGAAGTAGGTGCGTTCATAATGAAGCATCCCTTCATCGGCGTGCGGATTGCCTTTGGCCGCAACGTAAGGCATGATATCAAGCCGTATCACGCCTGGTTTCTTGACACGAAAGAGCGGCATGTTTTTTGGCAGCTTCAAGGCAAAGCTGTCGAACTCGCGCTCATGCTCCGCCGCCCGTTTTCTGGCGTCGGAATAGCTATATTCCTTGCTCATGGTGTTCTTTCCTTTTCTGGTGTGCGTTTGGTTTTCCTGAGTTGCTGTTCTAAATTGAATTGCTTCCTAGTTGAAAGGATCGCATAGGTGACCAATTTAGTCCCGGCATACAATAGGATCAGCCCTCCAGCCACAAGCCCAATTATTTGTGGAACCGTCATTCGCCTTCCCCTTCTCCTTCCTTATGATCAGCCCGCCTTTGACCCAGGCGCCTCACTCTATCCTTGTCCCCCTCTTGCACCGCCCGACGTTGGCCCGGCGAGACCCTCGGCTCAGAATAGTAATCCTGCGTCCGCAGCTCAACCATCAGCGTCAGGGCCCGCTTGCGATGCTCCAACGCTGTCACCATAGCCTGCTGGACATCCATGGCGTGACGAGCATCCCGCACATCCTTCGCCGCATCCTTAACTTCATTCTGCACCAGCCCTGCCTCCTTGACCGACCACTCCGAGGGCTTGTCAGAAAGACCATAGAGCTTAGGCGACTTCCGGATCTTGCGCGCCATCTCTGCCACTACTACATCATAGGTCGAGGAAACCTCATCATAGTCACGCCGCAGGTCCGCCAGCCTCCTGGCCTGCTCGGCGTAGAGAATGGGTTGAATCTGGCATTCCTTCTCCAGTTTCAGATCATCAATCGCTAAAAAACCTCGAGGATCCATATTGGTCTCTTCCTACATATTATCACTTAGATGTGGTCACAGCATAACAAGCAGCAATCAGCCCTGCCCTCCCGGAGGTAAAGAACGATTCCTTAAACACATCAATGAGAAAGAACGCACGTCCTTCCCCCTTCCCACCTTGAAGTAAGACCTTCGTAGTGTAGGACAAGATCATGCGACGCAGCGTCTCTGGATCCTCATCAAGCGTTTGCAGCATTGCGGCCACCTCCTTCCACTGAGGCTGAGAAAAGATCAACAACCGGGCCAACTCAATTGCCTTCGTCCGCACGTCCCCTTTGACAATGGTATCTAGCTGATCCTGCTTGTCCGGGAAGTTGATGATGGCATGCAGAATTGACAAAACCCGACGGGCGCTCCCATCAGCATACTCTACAATCCTGTCCCTCACCTCCTCATCCAACCGCTTGCCCTCAGACGCACAGACACGCCCCACCAACTCTTCGAGACACGCGACCGACAGCGCCTTGACCCTAACATCTGTGCATCGGTTTCGAATAGTCGGGATGAGCTTCTCTGGCTCAGTGGTCGCAAGGATGAAGTAAACGTGCCGAGGTGTGTCCTCAAGGATCTTCAACAGGGCATTCTGCGCGTCACTGCTGAGCTTATGGGCTTCATCAAATAAGAACATCCTGACCCCTCCCCACAAAGGGGCAAGTCCAGCCCGCTGCTTGACCTCCCGGATTGTATCGATACCCCTGGTCTCCGCTGCATTGTATTCGGCAAAGTCTCCATCATCACAATTCAGCTTGCTCTTGATGATGCGAGCAAGGGTAGTCTTGCCACAGCCGGAAGGCCCATACAGCAACAGCGCGTGAGGCATCCGCTTCTGCTTAAGGAAGTCGGACAGCATCCGAACGGCTTCCTCCTGTCCGATCACGTCCTTAAACAGAGCTGGGCGATAAAGGCGATGGAATTCAGTCATGGCTAGTCCTATGTTCAGCAGCTAAGTAGGATAGGAAGTCCCACTGATTGGAAAAGATTCTGGAATCCTCTTCTCCTTCTGGACTGATGCGAAATCTCTGACCCTTAAAATCAAATGGCTTCTTATCATACCACGACCCATTTGGGGGGCAGATCTCATTCTCAATCTCCAGCGGGACAACCAACCAGGTATATTCCTTACGAATGTCCTCCACTGCGATTCGCTGCAGAATATGAAGATACTCGCTCAACTCATCTTGCCTCACATCTGCGATAATCGAATCATGAATCTGTCCTACCACCTGTGACCGCATTTTGCGCCGACGAAGCTCTTTGACTAAGCGAATCAATATCCAGAGCAAGCAGTGAAAGGCCGAACCTTGAATTGGATAATTGATCACCTGGTTCCTATCCATTGTCCCCGCAATCCGGAAACCAGTAAGCGTCTCGAAATACCCTTTCTCTAAATACAGCCTATACCAATCCAACTTCCATTGGCCATAAACCTTAAAGCGCCTGTGCCAGAAATCATCCTCCACCTCCTGGATATGCGCCACGAAAGTTCCGTCAATCACTTTAGGAAGTGGATCTTTGCTCGTATCACAATCACCTAATCCCCATGGAAACTCCCGATCAAGATGCTGGCGCAGGGTTATCCCTCCCGGCGCTTGCAGCTTCGCCTGATCGGCCCACTCCCACAACTCTGGGGCACACTGCATGAAGAAGCTGTTGTAGAATTCGGGGAATACGAATTTGTTCTTCGCCCCATATCGATGAAGCTTACCATGCTCTTCCACCCACTCCACCGGAATCAGATAGAGTTGGGCGGCCATGTCCCGGTGCATGTCCTTAGTTCGATCCTTCAGGTAGGTAATCATGGTCGGGTCTCGATGATAACACGTCGCCATGACCACTTCA